ACTGATGGATTACATAACTGATGCGACCATTGGTTTTCCCATATGATCGAATTTGATCTGCCAAATATGCTGAAAGCCCTTTGTCGTCAGAAAGCCGAGAGTCAATATCAATTGCTCGCACGCATCCGCTTGCATCTGGGTTGTGATCGCTCTTTCGTGTGCTATGTCTAGCATCACCAATCCACCCATCAGATTTGCGCAAACGCTCTGGGAAGGAATCATCGATCTGCTCACGCAACTGCACAGCTGCTTTAGATAACCAAGGTTTCATTACATTAAGCGGAAGGTTTGCCTAAAGTTAAACCCTCTGGAATTGGTTTGCTATATTCCCATTTAGCAATATAAGCACCAAGTCCATCTGCATCATCTTGCAATCTAATGCTGCCACTTGTCGCAAAGTCATCTGCTGTAAGTTCAGGATATGTTGTCATTATTTTTTCCCATAGTTCCATATTATGCTCCTAAGTATTGAATTGAAAATCCAGAATAAATTCCTTCTGTTATTCGATCAGCGCCAGAACCTTGATATAAAAATATCTGAATATAATCAGTTGCAACTAATTCAATTATTCCAGAAGTTAAGATGGTTTGATAGGCAGAAGCAGGAACATCTATATTTAAGTATTCAACTTGTGATCCGTTTTTGTATATTTCAACAATTCTTCGACCTGTGCTGTTGTTTTCGTTAAAACCAACCCTGCCCCAAATTGCATACTTTCCGTCTTTACCGCTAGGAATGGTCATTCTTGAACTATTACTAGAAGGATTATGAAAAGCATCGGTATCAAATAAATCCGCAGCAGTAAAATTAATTGCAGTAAAAGTCACATTTGGAATTGTTTGATTGCCAGTTGCCCTTGCACTTGCTCCAATAAATGCAGGAGTTCCGCTTGCAGGTGTAGCCCATTTTAACCCTGTTGCGGTTGAGGAATCGGCAACAAGAACTGTATCATTTGCGCCAACAGTTAATTTGTCAAAAGTATCTGCACCAGTTCCAACAACTAAATCACCTTTTGCATCAAACTCTGTTGCAACTGTGTTTGTAATAACTGGAATTGGTCCAGTTCCTGATGCGACAGAAATTCCTGTTCCTGCTTGAACCTCTGTTATATCACCTTGATCGTTATTAATCCAAACAAAATCCATATCGGTATTTGAATTTTTGCTAAGAATTTGACCGCTTGTGCCACCTTCAAGATCTTGCATAGATGTATCAATTGCTTGACCAAGTGTGCGGATAGCAGCTGCGCCATCCTTAACCAGATCGGTGTCGTCCGGTGTTTCCCATCCAAAATAAGTTGTGTTTGCCATATTAGGCTACTGCTCCAATCGCATTTTCCCATGTTAGTGTACCACTTAGAGTGTTCCAAGCCTCTGAGGCTGATACTTGTTCCCATTGAACTGCAACTTGAGAGAACTCGATCGGGCTCAGATTTATGGTTAAAAATAATTCGTTGAATCTAGTGCTCCAACGCCAGCCTTCAACATAACCCTCAAACTGTAAGGTTGGGGCTATTTGAACAGGCAAATCTGTGATTCGCATTGGCTGACCCACAAAGATTCCAAGCAAGGCATCTCGGTCTGCATCATCAATGGCTGAATTAGTCAATGGAAATGTAATGCTGTCAAATAAGGCTCTTGGATAGGATCTAAGGGATATAAACCGATTGGCGACAGATTGAGCATCGGTGGCATCATGCAAAACTGTATTGATCGTTTCGCCTCGATAACCAAATACCTCAATGCTGTCCAAATCAATTGCACTTACCTGTGAACCAAAATTATTGCCATAATTTAGGAATACATCGTTGCGGACATCTGCGCCCCTAGTTAAAACCTTTAATCCTGCTCCAAAGGCTGTGTTTGCTGAAATCTCTGTGTAGCCATTATTGGCAAGATAATTTTGCCTGTGTAAAGCATCGGCATATCCAATGCGACCTTCGTTATCCTCATACAAAACACCAAATGCGCTATCAGCAATAAGACTTGCAATGTTATAGACAGTATCTGGGTCTGCGCCTCGATTTGATATTTCATAAACTCCTGGACGATCAATTTCCCCAAGTCCTAGATTCTCCGCATTTGCCCAAGTAACTGTTGGATTATATCCAGCCCATGTTTCAGCTGCCGGCACTTCATTCCAATTGTTTAGGAATAGATCAGCAAGCAATTCAAACATCTGATCGCCATCATCATCTCTAGCCAATGTTCCGTCATAGATAACCTTGGGCAATTTAGCCAATGAACCTAGAGCAATGATCGTATAAGTGAAGGTTTCCGCAACGCTACTAGCTGATGCAACCTCGGTAGTTATGTCTGTGATGTTGCCACCAAATAAAGTCCTAAAAACATTGGTGCTATCTTTGACCTGTAATGCTATTCCGTCATTAACTTGGAAATCATAGTTTTCATTATTCAAAGCCACTAAGGCGATTTGAATATAAGATGGCGTTGGCTGTGCGTAAATATCCTCACGCCCTGCTTGATGGGCTATATCAGAAATGGCAACATCGGTGTATTCCACACCATTGATGCTTAACTTATATTCAGGCGTAAAGACTGACATTATCTTGCTCTAGTGATGCCGCTGTTATAGAGCTGTGGAACTGATCTTGATGAACTCTGATTAATGACTTTAGCAACGGCTCTTGCAGCACCTTCGGAATCTACGGCTTGAACAGTAATGTTATTTACTGTTGTGCCAGCCCTTGCAGCACCTGATGCTAATTGAGCAGCTGTGGCAGTTTGAGCAGCAGCGGTTGCACCTGATGATGCAGCAGTTGATACCCCAGCACTTGCACCTACTGGACTAATGTTTGGCAAAACAGGAATTGCATTATAGGCACTAATTAATCTATTAATTCCTGAAATAGCGTTATCAACAGCTGTTTGAATTGCAGATACAACTTTGCCAATAATATCAACAATTCCACCTGCAATAACTCCGATAGTTTTTAAGGCTGCCCCTAAACCAGTAACTAAAACAGGAATAATGACATCAGTTATAAATCGACCAAATGCATCAAATGCTTCTTGGTTATCTTTAATCGCTTGCTTGATTGGATCAAAGTATGCAGCAAATTCTTGTAATTTGGGGACTACTTGATTGACAATTAAATTAACAAATTGTTCAATAAATGGAAGTAAGCGATAACCAATTTCCTCTTTGGCTTCCTCAAATGCTTGCTTTAATCGATCAATTCTGCCTTGAAATGTTTCGGCATTAGCTGCTGCTGCGCCACCATAAAGATTGGTCAATGCCTTGGTGGTTTCTGTAAAATCCATTGCTTTAGCATCGGCTTGAGTTATACCAATGCCAAGTCTTACTAATCTTGTATCTTGTCCTTCATAGGCTTTTGATAATGCCTCGACAACTGTGCCAAGTTCCTTACCAGTTCCCTTTGATATATCAATTGCTAAATTTAATAAATCCTGTGATCTGGTGACATCTTTGGTTGAAACGGATAATCTTTGGAATGAAGCTCTCAACTCATTGTCGGTAATGCCGGTAGCTAACTGAGTTTTTCGAATGTAATCCTCTGTTGCTGTTATTTGGGCATTAGTAGCCCCTGTGGCGGTCTTTAGGGCAGCAGCCAACCTTAACTGTGCCTGTTCATCCTCTATGGCTGATTTGACCCCATCAACGGCTAATTTGCCAGCATACGCAACGGCAGCAGCAGCAGCCACAGCAAATGCAGCAGCGACCTTTTTACCAAACTCTCCAACCTTTTGACCAAAGCCTTGAATTTCATTATCTGCTTTTGCTAAACCTTTTTGAAGGTTGTCAATATCTGCAACAATTGAAAGCGTTAAAGCTCTATTACTATTCGCTGCCACTTGACCACTCCTTTACAATGTCGCTTATAATTCCTTCAAACTCTCTAATAATTTCTGGTTGAGATGCTCTAATTGCAGGATAAATAAACCAACCTCTTGAACCCGGCCCTTTAGGCATAGGCCCTGACCATCTTGGAAATTGTGGGTAAGTGCTAGATCCAAATTCTGCGCCAGCACCGATACCTTTACGATTGCCTTTTGCATCGTTTCGATTATTAAATTGAGTTGTTGCACCGCCTGAAAATCTTTGTGAAGCAAAACCAAATTTTAATTCACCTTGCAATGATGACTTTTTAATCTGTCCACCATCGGCAACTCTTTGCGCTACTTTACCCCTGCCAGCAGCAATTGATCTAATTGCAGATAATTGTTTGCTAACTAATTCTTGTATTTTTCTTTTAGCTTCATCTTTGGCAGTATCATCCATTTTGCGAAAAACCCTAGAGATTTGATTCAACTCTCGCTTAGAAAAGAAAATCGAAGGCTCGGTGCTAACTGCCATTTCTTTTCTCCAATATCTCGATTGCTGTTAAAATGTCCTCTGCTTCAACCCATTCACTCATTGGTATCTTTGTGGCAATTGCCAACTCAACCAATAATCTGTTTAGGCTTCCTGCTTTGTGGCTTTTGGGTTTGCATCACCGACTATTACATCAGCGACTGTTTCCATCCAAATATCCATTGATTTGACGGGTTGTGATCCACCAAGT